CGAAACCATCGATCTGCAGCCGTCAGAGCTGACCGCGCGGCCATGGGAAGCGGCCGAGGCGAGACCGGCGCGCGTGCTGCCGGATCTGCGGCGGGGTAGGGGCGAAGCGGTGACCTTCTGGCGTGCTTACCGTGAAAGATTTCCGCGGGACTATCAGCGGAGGGTGGATGAGGTGGAGCGGAATGCGGGGCGGCGAAGATGCGGGAGTAGTCAGGCTTGAGGGCGCGTATCCCAAACGAGTTAGGCTCCCTCTATTTTCTCCGAAAGGTGTCTGCTGTCGCGTTATGGATGCGTTCAAAATCAGCATGCGCAATTTTGAATTGAAATGTGGGATGCCCAAGGGTAACCTTCTTTAGTAATAGGCGCGGCCAATTGTTTGAAGTAAATTGGATGAGCTGGTGTTTATTATTATCAATGGGGGCGGTAGGATGAGAATGTCGTTTAAGAATATTGGTTTCAGAGAAGCTATTGCAGCATTTTCGCTTTGTGCTTTTCATACCCCCGCTCTTGCCTTTGATGAGAGCGTAACCGCTGCAATATCTGACGGATGCATTGCAACAGCGGGATACACTATTGCTGAAGATCCAATGTATGAAATTGAAATAGGTAAGATTGAGAAAGATCCTCCAGTGCAAAAGTCGGTAATTGGAGCTGCTTTAGCGACGGTAGGAACGCAACTGGCAACGACAGTCATTGAGGGTCTGTTTGAGAAGACCAGTAACTACATTAAGGAAAAAGCGAAAGATGTGGATGTGAATTACAGCGACGTATTTCCAACATCTCTCTACGAGGCCGGGCCTGCGGTGTATGTGGAAAAAGACAAGAAGGTTAAACTACCCATAAAGCTAAATCCGCGACTTCGTTGTTTTACATTCGTGCTGGGCAATGTTGCTGTGCCGTCGCCTAAGCGCGAAATTAGTTCCAAGGTGGATATTGAGGCGGTGTCCCGGTGGAAACCTAAATGGGCAAAAGCTGGTCCGCCAAAGACCGAGCTCCTAAGGCGCTTAAAGGCTGCGAATTTGCTGTTTGTCAATCCTGATGGCAGGTCTGTGGAGCCTTGGTTGGTGTTCGAAGCCGTTATAGTCTTTTCTCCAGATGGAAAAGCAATCCAATTTGTCCCACGCTATTTTAGAGCTTTCCGTCTGGCTGAGAAAGGCGGGTCCGTTAAGAGGAGCGTGGCGATTAGTGTGACTGCTGATATGCCTGGACAGACCGCTGGTAGCTTTTCCTCGCAACTCATCCAGCAGAGTTTCATTTTTAACGATGTGTACGTATCTCAAGTCAGCGACAAGCAGACCATTCGGGGAGTGAGCTCAACATATGGATTTGGCCCGACATTAGTGGGTGCCATCCTTGGCAAGCAAGAGTGGATCAAATTCAGCGCAGGGACCTATTCTGCTTCAGATTATGTCGAGAAGACATTTGCTGATGAAGAGTTTGGATCCGATGTTGTCTTGGGCCTAGAGCCTTTGAACGTAAGGTCGAAGATAGTTGTGACAGAAAAGGCGAGTGATCTAGCGGTGTTTCTTGCAAAATTCATCGACGCGCATTCCGTGACAACCACGCTCTCAAGCGCCCTAATCCAAGAGTTGGGTTTGATTTCCGATGAAGAAAAAAAGAAGAAGATGATCGAAAAGATCAATAATGAACTAGAACAATACAAATTCTGGAGAGATAAATATAAGGAAACTCATCCTGAGGGGGATGAAACGGCGAAAGTGATAGCCGAATATCAAGATGAAATTGATAAACTCACGATAGACCTTGGTAAAATAGAGAAGGGGTGTGATCCGCTCGGACACAATGAAGGGGCTACTTGCGACTGAAAATTAAATATGTCGCAGCGTGATTTCATATAAACGTACCAAGTCGTCATGACGTTTTTGCCTGATTTCCGACTTTCCAGCTGCTCACACAGGTCTTTGGTGCGTAGACTACAACGGATCGTGGGCATCGGCGAACCGTAATTCAGCAGGGTTGGAGGAGGTCCCTTTCGTCAGCGCTTAAATTTCGTAATCGGTGCCAGCCAGCTCGATAACATCGATTTGCACCACCAGCGTTTTCTTGCGAAGCTAGTAGAATACGGCCGTTGACAGGTGTGAGAATTTGGTGGTTACTCAGTCACGGTAAAACAGATTGAATTACTTGATTCGCCCCGACCGGCTTCCCCGGCTCGGGGCGAAGTCGTTTCGGAGGGTATAGAATGGCGTCGGCGGGCAATGCGAGCCGGCGTGGCTGTTTGAGAACGGACTGATTGTGACGCTCAAGATCACATGGCGGGATGTCGAAAGACTTAATCGGTTCGACAATGCGCTTCACGCGCTTGGCAGCAAGAAGATGCGACATGCTGGAAACCGGGCGGTCAACCGTGCGGGCAACATGGCGCGCACGCAGGTACGCCAGAAGCTGACAGGTCAGACCGGGCTAAAACGCCCGACTATCGTCAAGGCCGTGAGGGTTTCGCGATCGAACCCGCAAACGCTCGTCTACAGAATGTCGTCACATGGTGGCGACGTGTCGCTCAAGTATTTTGCTGCGCGCGAAACCAGAGCAGGCGTCAGCGCCAGGCCGTTCGGCAGGCACAAGGTGTTCGCCTCGACATTCATGCGGGCGGGCTGGTGGCCCAACCGGGTGGCAAAGCCCAACTGGAACGGCCAGGTGTTCAAACGGGCAGGGGCAGGCAAGCTACCGATCGAGAAACAAAAGTCGGGCGTTATCATCCCGGACGAGATGGTGCAGGGTGAGACGCGCGATGCATTCCGTTCAACGGTAGCCCGCGTGCTGCCTCAACGCATCAGCCACGAGATCGACCGCCTGACCAATGGCGTCGTCAGCTGACCAGCTGGCTCGATACCCCACCCCCCGGGGTTAGGGACCGTTTCAGCCCACCAACCCCGCGCGGGGGGGAAGCCTCCCAGAAAAGTGCCAGTTAGGCTGACTGGAAAGTTGGGTTGTCAGGGTTGTTAGAGCGGTGTGTCGGGTTGTCAGATTAAGCTGAGGGAACTGGTGTAAGGCGCATGGATCAGATCATGGTTGTGCCTGCCCATGTTGCCGAGCGTGACGGAGTAACCAAACAGGCGATTACCAAGCTGGTGCGCGACCTAGCGCAAAAGTCGGGGCTGCCGGTTGAGAGAGACGGGCGCGGGCGTATCGTCCGGTTCAGTCTGGCGCATTTCGATCACTTGCGTGAACGATTTGCCTCCTCTGAAAAAGTGGCGGCAGCTCGCGCATCGTCGCCGGCGGTCTCTGGTGCAAAGCCCCAGGGCGGACCGTCGGAGAACTCGCGAGATGAGGCGTTGCGCCAAGAGGCCTGGCTCAAGGTTGGCCGAGAGCGGCTGCGCCAGCAGGAAGATGCGGGCAATCTGGTTCGCGCCGACATGCTTGCCCAGGCGCAGGCACGAGCTGGCCGGGAGATCCAGAGCCTGATCGCCAGACTGCCAAACTCGGCTGATGATCTGGCGGTCGCGGTTTCGAAAGAGGGGGCCCACGGATTGCGGGTGGCGCTCAGAGAGAAGGCGTTCGAGATCAATACCAAGATCGCCGAGCTGCTGGCCAATCTTGCGGTTCAAGCGCGGGAGCGTGACCCGGCGATAGAGGAGACTGAGGCGTGACCGCCCACGCGATCCAGCATCCCGGCGCTGAACGACTGACATTCGCCACGCTTGCCGATGCAATCCGGCCAAGGCGTCCGGAAACGTTCCGGAACTGGCTGGGCAAGAACATCATTCTGGTGGACGGCCCGCTCAAGGGTGAGCTGTGGTCGGCGTCCGATGCGCCATATCTGTTAGAGATTGCCGATTGCCTGTCGATCGAGCATCCCTGTAACCAGGTGACCGTTCGCAAGGCGCAGCAGACCGGGGTCTCGATCCTGGGGCTCGCTTGGTCGCTCTATCTGGCGGAGGTGTCGCCGGACAATATCCTGTTCGCGGTGCCTGGCATTGACGCGCTGCAGGACATGAATTCGGGCAAGCTGCAGCCGCTGATCGATGAGTGGCAAAAGGAGACCGGCAAGAACATTGTCTATCCGTCGACCAGCCGCTCGGGTGTCGGATCGACGACTTACGAAAAGAAGTTTGCAGGCGGTGCCATTTATCTGGCAAACGCGAACACAGTCATGGACCTGTCCTCCAAGACCTGTCGGTTCGGGGTCAAGGACGAGGTCAGCAAGTGGAAGGAACTGCCGAACGGCGCGGATCCGGAGACGCTCTATTTCGGGCGATTTACGGCGTTCCGCCGGACCAAGTCCTACAAGATTTTTGCGCTCTCGACGCCAGAGATCGACACAGGCGAGGAAAACGGCGACGGCCCGGGACATTGCCGGATCGACAGGGATTTTCTCAGGTCGGACCAAAGGTTTTGGAACATCCGCTGTCCGGAATGCGGGTTCGAACAGGTCCAGTTCTTCGAGAACCTGATTGTCGACAAAGCGCATCCGCACCGGTCGAGGTATCAGTGTGAGAACTGCACCCACGAGCTTTCGGAGTCAGAGCGCGTTGTTGCAGTTCGCGCCGGTCGATACATCGCCGCAGCTCCGGGCCCTGACCGGGAGCCCGGCTTTCATGTGGATGCGTTCATCAGCCTGATGATGAGCTACGAGGCCATTGCCGAAGACTATCTGGCATCGCTGGGTAAGGGAGAGGCGGGAGCGAAGGACTTCTCAAACCTCTACAAAGCCCTGCCTTATGCCATGCGGGGGAATGCTCCTGACCATCAGCGACTCATGGAGCGGCGGGAGCGGTACGAACGACGGGCAATGCCGCCCGAATGCCTGTTGCTGGTGGGGTCGGCGGATGTGCAACACACGGGCCTTTATGCTGAGCTCGTAGGATTTGCCGAGGACCGCCAGTCCTGGACGATCGACTACGCCTATTTCGAAGGCGCAACAGATGATCCGCAGGCAGGTGCATGGCTCGAGCTCGATGCGTACTGGCGGCGACCGGTGCTTGATGCCTGGGGCCGTGAGCGATTTATCGACGCCTTTGCGGTGGACGCGGGCGATGGCGGACGCACCAACCAGGTAATGGAATGGTGTCGCAGGCGACCGAATACCTATGCCATTAAGGGGCAGCCAGGCCGTGGTATCCCTGCCATTGGTGTGCCGCTCAACAAGTCGGTGACAAAGCGTGGCAAGCGCAAGAAGTACGGATCCGCACGACTATGGGCCATCGGCACGTGGTCGCTCAAGAGTGAGTTTTACGGCAACCTGCACAAGACGGGGCAGGCGGCTGGGGAATTGTTTGATCCGCCGGGCTATTGTCACTTCGGCTACTGGCAGGACGAGGAGTATTTCAAGCAGATCACTGCGGAGTATTTCGAGCAGAAGATGGTCAACGGCCGCTACCGTGAGGAATGGAAGCGGATTCGAACCGACAACCATCTGCTCGACTGCCGCATCTATGCGATGGCCATGGCCGAGCATCTGGGGCTGAGCAGGATGACCAAGGTGGAATGGGAGGCGCTGCGCTCGCGGTTCCTGCCTCCGCCAGACACGGACCTGCTTTCGCCGGAGGCTCACGCAGTGCAGGC